GTGTTTAACTATAGCATTAATGTCCTCATTATCAGTAAAAAATTTTTGTCTGGATTTATTAATAATTCTGGAAGTATACTCTTTTGCTAGCTTTTCTGGAAAATCATTCGCCGCAAGAAACTTTTTTCTAAATTCCTTCATCTTATTATAGATAACGGAACTAGTCATATCTATAATCATCGCTGCTGGTCCTGCTGCAACCTTTCCTTGTTTAGCAGAAGATCCATCAATACCAAGTTCAAACTGAACACCAGTAGAAGGACCAAAATTTCTACAATCAAAAAAGTAACTATATGATTTTGTAGTTTTATTTTTAGATCCAGCAACAGACATAGTATATTCTACATTAAAATAAATGTAAATCTTCTGCGCTGTTTTTTCCCAACTAACTCTAACATTTTTAACTTCAATACTATAGTCATCAATAGAAGGGTTTGAAATTAGATCAACTTTAGTGGTTTTCAAAGCTTTCTTCAAAGATATAGGAATTAAAGTTCCATTAAGAATATTCTCATGTATCCAGGAGTTATATCTTGTCAACTCCGCCATATCTTGTTTGACTTTTTCATCAGATACAGATACATTTTTCTTTTTGAACTTTCTATATTCCGCTAGAGTTCCTTTAAAGAATCCCATAGAAGCTTGTGGTCCTTCTTGAAAACGCTTTAGACTTTTAGAGACAGCAAAGATATCAGCAGGATTCCATTTGTCAGCATTAGCAGTTCCATATCTTGGAACATCATCAGCAATATTATTTGACGATCTCAAATATTTTGCTAATATCAAGTTGAACTTGTTCGTCCACTTACTTTTGAACCACTCTATTTCCTTTGCGCCAGCAAAGAAAAAATCATATGAAATCCCATCCTTTAGGTATGGCGAAGCATATAAAGCATTTGCTACGTTAGTTCCAGAAGTTATCCATTCAGATTCTTCTAATCCAAATTGAAATACTAAATCTGTATTGAGTGTAGTGACAACATTTCTACTTACAATACTCTTTACTTTACTGTCTCCATTTCTTCCATCCATCAAGAACTGTCTGAACTCAGCCTCTGTAATAGCAAATCCTTTATCCTGTCTAAGTGCTAAAGCATAGCATGTCAGTGTCTCTGTCCAATCAGAAGTTTTTCCAGAAAAGTTAGACGATTTCTTAGTATAAGTAGAAATCGTAGCTTTTTGAATTTTACTAAGTCGATGGACTTCTATTTTTCCATCAGCAATATTCTGAAACTCTATCTCTCTCCAATTGGGACTTGATCTTTTGGCACCAAAGTCTTCATCAGCAAAGATATCTTCAATGATATCTTTATCGTAAACGTCCAGACCCCATTCCGAAAAAGTCTCAAAAGATTTTATGATCTTCTTTACTCGTTCTCCGTCTTTATAAACTCTACGTGTAGGAGTATTTTCTTTAGCAAAAAATACATCTTTCCCTTCACGCAAAACAGACATAAAAGGTTCGAGATATTTGAATGCTTTACCAGCACTGTAGATTTCACTTATTGCACTAGCCATTAGAGGTTTTCCTTTACTGCTTTGAACAAACGGGTTTTGAAATCTTTGTCACGTTGAAGGTGCTTAGGTAACCCAGAAACAAAAGTCTTCAGATCCATCTCAGCAACTGCTTTTCTCATTTTGCTAGCAGACATACCAGCAACACCTTCGGCATCTGGATCTCTAGTTCCAGCACTCTTGATTTCAATTGTGTTCATTTTGTAATCAGTACCATTATATTTTTTGATGAACTGGAAGGCAGGAACACGATCAGATCCAACTACAAAGATGGCATCAGTATATCCTTTACCTTCCAACCACTTCAAAGCTTTGATTGCATCCTTTATATCTTTGTCATAAACTATAGAAGATTTGTGTGATGGGAACATCTCTTTCATAAATCCAACTTTTGCTTTTGGATCTAAAGGATTCTTTCCTTTGTTATCTACAGTATGACTAGGAAACACATAATAGTCATTACTACCAGCATACTCCTTGACCTTATTTATCAGTAGCTCATGTCCTGTGGTAGGAGGATTGAAGCGACCAAAAGTAAATACAGCAACCTTAGCACCCTCACCAACTGGAGGACTCCAAGTTTTATCTAGGGTAAAGTTTGCACGAGAGAATTCAAGACGATCAACAATCTTGACTGCCTTTCCATCAACGATAGCAACATAACCCTCAGGTTTCGTCACAACAAAATTATCTCCGTTGCGAAGGAACACACGAGTGTCACTAAGACCAGCAAGTTTCTTATTGATCAGGTTCTTAGCATTCGTGAAAGAGTTATACATCACGATGAATGCTTGAAATGCTCTCTTGTTATCCTCCAGATAGGAGATACCATTAGCAAGAATGTCACGATACTGTGCCTTAGACTTTTCAGTTTTCAGGCTCTCTACTTTCTCAACCAAAGACTTCTCAAATGCTTTGGCAAACCCAGACATAAACTGCCTAGTATTATTAATAGTCTTACCATCTTTCACAAAAGAGTTGGTGTAACGCTTCATCGTATAACCAAGAGTAAATTGCTTGGTTGCGTTATGAGCAATCATCTCAAGGAATTCTTTGGCAGTAGAAGCATTACGATTGACTACAGAGATAACAGACTTCAGCACATGCTCTTCATTAGGAGTAAGACCAGACTTGGCGCTGATGTTATCTACAGTAGCAGTTGCTAGGAATACATTACGGGTGGATTTCAGGTTGAATTGATCAACCCCAAACCCAGCATTCATCTCAAGAAGAGTTTGGCCACCACTATAGTAAGTATGAAATACTACACCAACTTGTGCAGCATTTACTGCCTTACCAAGAGTGCTGTCTATAGGCCAAGCATAGGTCAGGGTGTTAGGAGTTACCGTATAGAAACGATCACCATCAATCGTTTTGGTCTGAACATCACCCTTGCTAAAAAGGAGATCTCCTTGAATAACTCCTTTGATCTTTAATTCAGGAAAATACTTTAGACAATACTTCAGTTTAGTAGCAAGGTCAGGAATATGACCATGGTTCTTATCAATATCTTCGTCGGTAAAATTTACTTTAGGTTCTTTTTTATTAAATACAGACTTGGTGCCTACAAAGAAATTGCCGCTATCTGGGTCAATGCCACAAACCACAGCAGGAGCACCATCCCATTTGGTAGTCACCTTGACGTTGCCCGTAGGACTACCACCAAGCTCGTCTATAAATCCTTGTATAAGGTCTCTGGAAGCAACATAACCATTATATCCATAGTTGATCAACTCGTCTTCAAGATGCTCCAGGTGCTTGTTCTGGGTTGCCATCTACGAAAAAAGGGGGACGCCTTTATTTAGGTTCCCCCATATCATAGCACATCACCTGATGCTGTCAAGGTAGTCTTTCTCAATCTGATACGGGTGAATCTTACCTGTCTTGAGTTCCCATGCGTAGATCAGATCTGGGATCAACCACTGGTCCACCCGATAGCAATACTTCCAGTTAACAGGTTGAATACAATTCATCACGACAACTTGGAAGAATGCTACTAGGTGAATCCAGAAACTATACATCAGTCTTTTTATTAAATCCAAAGGGAGAGAGTTTATCTTCTAGTGCAAGTTTGAGAGCAACTCCACCAATCGCTTCCATGACCTTTAGGACTTGCTCTGGTTTAGCATCTTCCCCAAGTTCTTTAGCAATATACCAATACTTAGGCCAGAATGTTTCTCCTGCCTTTTCGTAATCTTCTAGTGTAAGAATTTTCATCGGTCACCTGCTTTACGGTTTTCAGAATAGTAAGAATCAAAAGTTCCTTCAGGATAGCGCTTCCCCAACTTACGAATGTTAGTGTCTAGAACATCTTCCATAGAAATGCCAAGTGCCATAGTTGCTTGCGCAACATACCACATAATATCACCAAGTTCAATAATCAAATGATCACGGTTGTCTTGGTTCCAAGGCTTACCTTGAAAAACCATCTTCTTAATGATTTCAAGGAACTCACCGCCTTCAGCATTAATCCCAACACCACTAGTAAGGAGACGCTCAATATTGGCACCTTGACGATCCAACTCACCAATACGATCAGCGAAGTCAACAAAATTTGTTGAAGCGTTTGAAGTAACTTGTCCAACAAATTCTTCATACTTATTAAAATCAATCATACGTTCCATTCAGTAAATTTAGATAATCGGTTTTGTGTGTCAGCGAACTGAGAGAATTGTTCTCCTGTGTCCTCTGAATCAATGCTGATAGCAGAAGCATCATCTGCTACATCATACAGCTTCATTTTGGATCTGTCAATTCCCACCATGAATTTTCGTGAGGCAGCGGTTTCGTTGTATCTGTTCTTAAGTTGTTTGACCATGATGCGACCCTGTTGTTCCAACTCCTCAGTAGAGATAAGGGCAAACATAAGATCAGCAG